GAGGCTAGTGGGAAAATAAGTTTTGGAGGTGTGGCAGAATTACAAACCCACAAGCCAGAAGCACCAAGTACCAACACTCTGCCATCTACATACCTTGCACTAATAAGATACTTATCGGGTATGTCATAAATAATATCAGCTTTTGTTTTTATTGTGTCCCAAAAGAAAATTCTACAAGTTGTTTTTGAGTAATCGTTATTTTGAAACCCAGAAGCTCCGTTATTATCAGCAATAAAAATTGTATATATACCGTCATTGGTAATATCTTTGGGAACTAAACTTGTATCTGTAAAAGAGAATGCTGATACTGTGTTTCCAGAAGTTGAAGTTGTGCTTACTATTTTACCAATAGATGCAGACCCAGCATTGGTAAAGTACATAACTCCGTCATTTCCTAGACCAAAAGCTAGTGGTACATAGGGATGAAATGATAGTCCATTTACAACCTCAACATCACCAAATCCAGTGTAGCCAACTGAACGGATTGCACTTGAATCGTATGAACCATATAAAATCCTGCTTTTATGGAAAGTAATACCAGAATGTTGAGTTGCACCAGTTGCAGCATGTCCGTCAATACTTGAAGAATAGTCTGTAACAGTTGAATCAGACATTTTAATTCTGTAAAAACACTTTGCACCAGTACCACTTCTGTCACCAATTGCGAATACATAACCATTACCACCACCAGAGGCAGAAGTAAGGTAATTTACAAGTGTCGTAATTGTTGTTCCATCAATCTGTACAGGTGAAAGAGATGGTTGGAAATACCCCATTGTTTTAAAGCTATCAAAATTTGTAGCAGTTCCAAATAATCCACCAAGAGCAAAGTCTGGCTGGATAGATAAACTTTCAAGCCAGTCTTTACCTTTTATTTCAAGTATTTTTACTGGGTTCTCCATATTATGAAATCTTATTTAGTCTATATTTACCTGTATACGTTTGTGTTCCAGAATCGTTGATTGCTGCAATCTGAATAGAGGTAATGTTTGTTGAAGTGTCTGTCCAAAAACCATTTATTCTCGCTAACGCATTGTTTCCATTACCATAACTTGCAAAACCATAAAAAACACGAGTTGTTCCATTTAGTTTTGTTGCTTTTATTTTAATGTTGATAAGAAAGTGGTTTGAAGAATCTCCACCACCAGCAGCACCAACAAGGTATGCAATACCAGAAGACCCAGTGTCAGTCTTTGAATCATATCGTTGCCAAGTAAAGCTATCACTTGAATTAAACATCATTTTTATTTTAGAAGTTGAGCCAACGCTTGTTCCCTCAACAACAAGTTCCCACATTCCATCTGTATCTCCATCAAGTGAAGTAATACTAAAAAGGTTTACATACGCACCAGTAGAGACACTTTGACTGAATGAGCCACTCGCAACAGCACCACCAACAGGTAAAGCACTAGTCCAATCCGTACCATTAGATGTTAGAACATTACCAGAAGTACTAGGTGCAACATCAGGAATATTATGGGAATCATTTACTGCTTTTGCTGTCAAAAACTTAGCATCATCTGTTCCAGTATCAATATCTGTTCCAGCCGCTTTTACAGGAATATCTGCAATAAATGCAATGTCACTATCTGTAATTGCTTTTGCTGTTGCAAATTTAGCATCATCTGTTCCCGTGTTGATTTCAGCACCAGTGGCTTTTACAGGAATTGTATAAGTGTAGAGTGTGTCAAAGTAAGTCTTAAGAGTTGCCTTAATGTTAGACCAAGAGACTTTTTTTGTTGTGTCATTTGCATCGTCAACAATAGGAACAACATCCGCATCAAGAGGAGTTGTGTAACTTGTTAAATCTTTTATCTTTGCATCTGCCATATTATGATTTTAGTTGTGATGTGTATCCGTTAAACGAAACATCTATAATAAGTTTACTGGAATCCTGCTGTAAGATATACCCACCATTCTGTAGAAGCAAGTACGAAGTGACAGTAGAACGACTACCATTTGTAGAAGTAGATGAGTTCTTTGTCGGGGAAGAGTATGTTGCTGAATTTCTATTTGGGTACATTATCTTGAACTTCTACTTTTTGGAATAATCTGATTCTTATTGTCATCATTACGATTTGACCACGCAGTTTCAAGTTCGTCAATTCTTTTATTTACAAGTGCAAAGTATGAACTGGCGAGACTTGGGTTGAGTGGCAACAAATACATTGCGGATGCTTTTAAGCACGGAATGTCGTGGAATGAACTTGGAATTGGTGCTTGTTTTGTCGTGTCTGAAACAGTAAATTTCACACCCTCTCGTTGGAATTGAACCTCAAGTCCAGCTGTCATTGTTACATTACCAGTCTTTGGAATAGGGCTAAGTCGTACGCTTCCACCATTAAGTCTGTAATTTCTTGGTGTTCCACTGTAAGTAGTACCAACCTGTGTTTCTTCTTCTGATGGTGTGAGTGGGTCAATAGGGTAGTAAAGTCCATCAATACCCTTAATACGAAAACGATTTACTTTCCAAAGAGTTGCACTGTTACCGCCAGAAGTAGAAGCAGGAAGTGTGTAGTCTCGCTGTTGGTCAACAAGGTCAATTGTAGCAATGGGAAAATCTGTATAGTTAAAATCATCCCACTTCCAGTTCTTATCAACTTTCATTATTGCTTCCTCTGTTTCTTTTACTGCTTGGTTATATAAACCAGTCATTTTTGCAAAGAGAGTTGTGTCGTTTGTAATTCCACCATCTCCAAGGAGACAGAGTGATTCCATCAACTGTACTGCACCATCTTTAATTGTCGTATCGTTGTAAACCATTTTATTTAGAGTTTGCGGGAATCGTTTTTGTCGAAGTTCTTTTTATATTCTTCGATGTGATTAAAGATAGTTGCAACAACTTCATCTTCTTCGATTCTGATTGTATCGTAGTCATCATACTTATCAGTGAGGAAAGGTGTCATAAGTTTTCTTCCTAGTGGAATAATCTTATCTGTGTATTTCTGTGCCTTGATAGCAATCTTGTTTCGTTCTGTTTCTAGTAATTCTTTAGTGTTTTTAAGTGTGTCGTATTTATCATGTATCTCCTTTGGAACTTCCGTAATCAGTCTGTCGTAGATTTGCTGTCGTACTGCTTCCATTTGCTCTATGCACTTGTCTACTGTCTCGCTAATTTCTTTCTGTTTATCTGTAAGGTCACTAATATCAACTGCTTTTTCGTGCTCTTGGACTTCCTTATCAACTTCTGCCATATCAGCTTCAATTTTTTCGATTTCTTCTGACGTTGCAATACCTGTTTTGATAAGTTCTCCCTTTTCAGTAAGAAGTTTCTTTAGTTTAAGGTCGTGTAATGTAATTTTTTTAGGATACATATATATAATTATACCATATTATTATTGTCTAGTAATTTTTCATATTGTTCTCTCCAAAGATGAGCCTTGTCATTGATATTGTAGTTTTCCTCTACATATTCTTTTGCCTTTTTCCCAAGAGATACTCTTAGGTCTTTGTCTGCAATAAGTTTCTCGATTGAATCAATGAAATCTTGTGTGTTACTTGCGAGTATTAGGTAGTTTCTATCCTCTGGGTTTTGCTCGTATGGACTATCTCCTGTAGGGAATGACTGTGCAATAGTTGGAATTTCAAGCATTGAGTTCTCAAGAAACTTAAGATTTGACTTACATCGGTTAAAGTAGTTGTCTTTTCGTGGGATAATCACCATATCGAGACGTAACTCATTAAGTGTGTTGTAGTATTCCTCTGCTGGTACAAACGGATGCCACTCTGCATCATACTCATCCCAAAACTTATATTCCTCAAAGTAAAGTTCACGAGTAATCTTGTCATCTTTTGCTGGCGGTAGTGAGAAAAGAACAAATTTGATACGTTTATCATTTCTGTAGTGCTCTAGGATTGGCTTAAGTTCATCCATATCAGATGTGATACCAACTGAACCTGTAATTCCAATTCTGATTATATCTGTTTCATTCTTTAGTGGCTCATCAAAATAGAATGGGTCAATACAGTTTGGAAGTACAACCACATTTGGGTTTAGTTTCTCGTATTCTTTTTTTAAAAACTCTGTTGAGCACGTTACAAGGTCAGCAATTTCAATAAAGTCATCATTGTGGTCATTGAGCTTTTTAAGTCCTCTTTTCATACGTTCCTCATCAAGAAACTCATTGAATTTAAAACCACCATCGTCTTTTAGTGTGTCATCATTATCGTAGACAATCTTTTTTCCTAAGCCCTTGAGAAGTTTTGCTAATTCAATTTTACCCTCTCGCTGTGGTCGGTGAAAGACAACAACATCAGATGCCTGTGCTGCCTTTGCTTTATTCTCTGGTGTCATTCTATATGCTCGAAAAGTTGTTCTATCTCCGTCAAAACCATTAGCTTGTAATGGAAATAGTGCTCTTACGTTATAGCAACCATCTAAACCTGAACCTACATAAAATACTTTCATATTATTTACTTTCTAGTAACTCAATCTCAGCTTTCATTGTCTGAATTTTAAGTTGTTTAAGTTCTTCTAATTGCTCAAGTTGCTTTTTTGTTTCGTCAATCTGTTCTTGTATTGATTTAGCACCCATTGAACTTGTTGGCTGTACAAATGGTTGTGGTTGAGGTGTTGCCATTACTGGTGATACAACTTGTTCTGGTACAAGGTCATTATTGCCTTCAATAACTTCTTTCGTATCTTTATTTATGATGTTTCCATCTGGGTCAATACGCACAGATGTTTTCTTTATATTTGGTGAAATTACTACGTTCATAATTTTAATTGTTTCCTGTTTTGCCTACAACATCTCAAACAGGAGTGAGTTGTAAGCAAACAATTATTTAATAATTGACTAAGCTGCCGTATAGATACATACGCCCGCATTATCTCGGTTCTCTACTGTTCCGAAGAGCAAGTCTGCGGTAGTAAGAGTTGAGAGATATTCAGGGATGTAATGTGACTGAACACGAACACCATATTTTCCTGACATAGAACCACCACTCATAGAACCACCACTACCGAGTGGTGATGTAGCCCAGTGCAATGCGTCCTTGTGAGCAAGGGCATTAGCACGACCTGTTGTTCCTGAAACATACTGGATGTTGTTAGAAACATAAACAGGGATACCGTAGAGAGTTGCTCGTGGTGTCTTTGCTGTTGGGTCGTTTACTGGTGAGTTAATAGCGAGAGAAAACTTGTCGATGTTCTGAACTTGTTTCCAGAAGACTGCTGGAGAAACAAAGAATGCAACATCAGAAGTTGTATCGATACCAACTGATTCGAGAGCTGAGATAGCTGAACGAATTTCTGAATCTGCGAGGTTTGTTGTAGATGCACCAACTGTAGTAGAAAATCCACTAAAGAGAGTTGCAAGAGCTACTTCAAGCTTCTTTGCCATTGTGTAGCCAGCGTTCATAGCATACTTTTCCTGAATGTAGTAAGAATGCTTAACTTGAGCTGCTTCACGGTCTTCGATTGCGAACGAAACTTCATACCACTGGTCGATAGTAAGAGTAATCTTAGTATCTGTAGGAGCATTAAGTGTTACTGCTGTAGCATTTGTTTTGCTATTAGCAGTCATTTCTGTCATGTTTGGAGTATAGAGAGCTGAACCACCACCAGACAATTCAGAAGAACGGTCTGTGAAGAAATCAGCAATCATAAGCTTCAACTTGAAGAATTGATTGATTTTTTCACCCCATACCAATGGGATACTTGTTGCAAGTGTTGTGCTACTTGCGGAGGTTGTCAGTTTTGTTACTTGTTCTTGCTCTACCTTTTTTTAGATAAGCTAATCTTTCGTTTTGTTTCTTCTTTCATGGTAGTAACTTTTTTAGAACAGGAGTAGTCATTTCTGCTACCCTCCATAGTTTTATTTATATCTATGGCTCGGACTATTGCATCACCACAAGGGTGTCTTTTCGTTTAGTCTCTACTGGTGCGTTAGCTTCCAGTACGTTACCCTGTCGGGCTTTCGTCTTGATTAGAAAAGATTTTAATTCCCCAAAATTTAGGGAATGCCATACGTTTATAATTCCCAACACTTATATTCTAAAGAACTTTTGTATTGGGTGTGTTAATTACCCATTACTTTCTTAAATGCTTTTTCGTGTTCCTCTCGTGTCATGTCTGGTTTGATAATTTCACTGTTAGTAGAATCACCTGAACCTTTAGAAGCACCGAGCTTTGCATTTTCACGCTTTTCCTTTTCTTTCAAATCGCTTTGGAAGATAGTAAAGAGTGGGTCTTTTGTTGCTTCGATAAGGTTAATACCCTTACCTTTAGCAACGACCTTAGCTTGTTCGATTTCTTCATCTGATAAACCACGAGCAATCAACTTTAACTCATCAGAAAGTTCTGGGTTTGGTTGAGTAATAGTTGGTTGAGCTGGAGTTTTTGCGTTCTTAAGTCGCTTATTTTCTTCCTCTGCTCTTTTGGCTCTTGCAAGAATTTGAGCATTAGCTTTACGCTGTTTCTCAAACTCCTGTTCGTAATCCACGGCTTCTTCATCACCGCTTTCGTTGTTATTCGTAACTTCCTCAACGTCTACACTTTCGTCTGTAGCGACATCTACGAGATTTTCATCTTCCATAGTTTTGATAGATTATGCTTACTATCAAGCGTTAGTCGGTTTGTGGATTTCCGATTTCCTAGAGTGGTCTAAGTGCCACCATAGTATTCACCATATAGATGAACACTAGCTGTTACCTAGATTCGTTTTTAGTTTCTCTGACTATTGGCTTCTTTGCAAACATGTTGTCCATGTTCTCAAATGCCTTATCAATTATGTCTTTTGCTTCTGCTACAGAACTCACATCTTCTTTATCAAACACCTTTCTCACTGCTTCTCCTCTTAGGTATTCAATAAGATAATTTTTAACATTCTCTTTAGTGTCTTTATCATTATAAAATTCTAAAAGTGATTTCATTATTGTGCTGGATTAGCTTGTAGTGACATTTTATCTGGTTGTGCTTGTTGTGTTGGTGCTTGTTGTGCCTGCTCCATCATTCCCTGTTTCTCGTTGATTGCACCCGCAATTGAGATTGGGCTGATACCTGAACCAGATACTTCGATAATCTTATTGAGAATCTGAATCATTACTGGGTCTTGTGTAAGGTTAGGATTACTTGCCATTGTAATAAGGAGACTATTGAGTGTTTCAAGTGTTGCTGCCTTATTCTTTTGTTCACCAGTGACGTTGATTGTTACCTTGGCTTCAACATCTTTGTAGTAATCTTTAGGAACTGTAATAAATCTCTTGCCTTTAGTTTGTTTAATGAATGTATCAGCTTCTTTTGTGAACATATCATACTGCTCTGCGTCTACAATCTTACCAGACAAGATTGCTTCAATAGCTTTCTTGTTTGCGTAATTTGCTGAGAAGTTCTTATCAATTTCTTTAAGTTCTTCTGGTGAGAAATCATACGCAAGGATGTGTTCAGTAGTTAGTTTCTTTGATAGGAAAGGAATAACCCAGTCTTCAAAGATTTCTGTAATAAAGATACCAAGTTCTTCTTGTAGGTCTTTAAATACAGATGATGACTGTTGCAACACTGTTGCTTGTAGTCTAAAGGGTGTTCCAGAATTTGGTGTATCACCACGTTGTGCTGAGTATGCTGATGTTGTCTTTTCAAGCTGTGAATACCACTGATTGATTAACATTCCATACTGCTGAAGTCCACCAGACGGCAAAAGGTTGAGGGCAGTTATTGGTTTATTGTCCTCATGTTCAAGGATTGTACCGTCATCTGTTTCGTTGAGTAGGTTTCTTCCCTTTAGTTTCTTAGATGCAGACTGTCCAATAACCTTTGTTGTGTACTCCATTGCTCGGTGTTGCTTGAGTGTTGCATCGTTTGTCCACACTTGTGCTTCTTCACCTTCCTCAAATACACCTGTACCAAATGCTCTACCTGACTTCTTCTTTCGTGCAAGGTATTTGTATACACGCTCTGTATTGTCTTCTTGATAGAGGACTGTGTATGTTTCCAAAGTATCTTTTTGTTCGCCACTGTCTACGGGATTACCTGCGATGTAATACAACTGATATGAAAACTCTTTTTCATCTTTATCTTCAAACTTTTCACCATTTGCATCTTTAAATGTTGCTTTCGTAAACTCACCACGGATTTCGTGCACAGGTATGCGTTTACCAGAGTTTGAGCCTTTTAGTTTCTCTAATACTTTATCAACATTCTTCCATTCTGTTTTCTTTGCAATATCCATTGCTGTGAGGTAGTGTGTTTCAATAATAGCACCACCAAGAATATTAACTTGGTCTGTAATTAGATTCTTCCACTCAGGGATTTCAATCTTTAATTCCTTTTCACCAGATTCCTCATCTTTTTCGATACATTTCTTAACAAGAAGTGCACCATATTTAGTATGAGTGTCCCGCATGTCATTAAGTGTTTTACCAAAATCAGCTTCTTTCATCCACACTTGTACGTCCTTTGTGAGTAAGAACGATTCCATGTAATGGTTGCCATCATCTGACATAATAGAAATATCAGAAGTATCAATATCTTTTGCAGAGTTCTCTACATCACAAATAGCATTTAGTATTTGATTGAATGGTTTTTCTCTACCTAGCTCGTCTTTCTGTCCATTTAAGTATTTACTATTCGAGTAATACTCAGTTGTCTTGACTTGCTTCTTCTGGGAGAAATGAAGTCCGTCTACAATTTCGATAGTACCATCGTATTTTTCTTTTGCTGTTTCTAGTTCTTGTGTAATTTTCATCTTGAGTAATTCTCTGTATTTCTGCTTAATGCTTCGAGACGTTCGAGAGCTTCTGCTTGGTCTAGTTCTTCGTTAATAAGGTTGTCATCATCAAAGTACATTCTTTTTATAAAGGCGTATTCTGCTGGGTCATTTAAAGTAGGTCGCTCATCATCCATGACTAATATTATACCATTTTTAATATGTCAAGCAATTATTTCGCATGATTTGTTGACAATCTAAGTCGTGAAAGTGCTCGATTTGCAAGTTCTTCTTCTTTGTCACCGTAATTATCGTGTGCGATTGTTTCAATTGCATACCTGATTGCATCCATTGAGTGGTCAAACCCTGATTCTGGTTCATTTAAAATCTTACCAGTCCTATCCATTGACCATAAAAATCCCTTGTATTCCTGTGCAATGTTTATTGAGCGTCTAGTTACAGACACCCTCTGCTGTTGTACAACGGCAATACCATTTCTTATTGAATCAGTTCCTTTTTTCGCACCAACAATTGAAACACCATACATTGCAATCTCAGCGATACTCTTTGGTTCTGCACTGTCGGCAATAACTAAAGCTGTATCGTGGTTTTTTAGTATGTCTGCAATCTGTTTATTAGAAAGTCCTTTCTGAAACGTAATCTCGTCTAAAATATAACCACCATTATAGTAATACACAGCAACAATAGCCGTTGGGTCGTTTGAGTATCCAAAGTCTAAGCCGTATCTTTCAAGTCGTGCTTCATGAGGTATTTCATCAATAAAAGCCCAGTTTTTATATATCTTCCTCTCAAGTCCAGTTGGCTCACCGAGCCATTTTGTTTTATAAAGCACTGGTCGATTAGCCTTGTCATCTTCCATTTCAGTACGAATAACATCTGACATCATGTTATGTTTTATAGCAATGTCATAATTTACATTTATTATAAGTGTGTTTGGTCTGCCCTCTAGCACAAGTCTTTTGTGAACAGGGTCATCTTCGCTAAGTCTGTTGTATGTATAAATAATTTGAGAACCAGCTTTTCTTACTGTTGGAGTTAGAACATCAATACTTTCTTCTGTGACTGTCTGGGCTTCTTCTACCCATGCAATGTCGATACCTTCAATAGATTTAATAGATTGCTCGTTATTCCACAGTCCTTTAAATATAAAATCAGTTCCAGTTACAGTATTTATTATTGTTTTATCTGTTACTTTATAGTCAGCTAATTTGTATTGCCTTATTAGGTCTTTGAGTAGTTGATACGAGCTGTCAGAAATTGAGTTTTGGAATTCACGAAAACAAGCAATTCTTAAGTTTTGCTGTCTGCCCTTAATAAGAAGTAGTCTAGCGACTGTATGTGATTTTAGAGAAAATCTACCCCCATATACGGCAGCCTCTCTCCAGTCATTATCAAATAGCCTTTTAAATTCTACTGGTATTTCTATGAGTGTATCATTTTCCATCAATAAATTTTACTAAAACTGGAATAATTGATTCTCCACCAGAAGTAACATCATTATCTTGTTTTGGGTTACCCTCTGCCATTTTCCAAACAATCTCTGTAGGTAGTGTAGCTAGGTATGCAACCTTCTCTTCGTCTGGTAATGATTCAAGATATTCCCTAGCAAATTCTTTAAGGGTTTTCCCTTTTGGTCTTCCATTTGGATTACCAGATTGACCCTTCTTCCATTGGTATCCTTTTAGCCAGTCGTATTGTTTTTTGTCTTGTTTTTCACTATTTTCCATATAAGTATTTTACAGCACTCAACAATATACTACAATTATCATAAAAAAGACCAAGTGCTCTATTACAGTTACCACACAACAATCCTCTTACCTTTCCAGTTTTATGCGAGTGGTCTATATGTAGTCTTGTTTTTGTTTTAGTAAAGCATATTGCACATACACCATTTTGGTTTAGCATTAACGTATCAAAATCTTCTTTGGTTATGCCATACCTATTTTTTACTCTACTCCATTCCTTGAGTGCCTTAGTTTCTGGCTTATCACTATATCTTTTTTCAGCTAATTTACCAGCTTTCGTCTTCTTATATTCTTGTCTTTTATTACGTCTTTGAGCGTTTCTTATTTTAGCCCTAGTGATAACCTCAGGTCTAGCAAAATACTCTTTATTATATTTTGCTATCTGTTCCTTAGTTTTCATTAGTGATTACAACTTAGTGTATCTCTGTAGTAGTGTAATGCCGTGTCGTACATCTCTTGATGAGTGTAGGTGTATTTGCTGAAATTCTGGGTATTCTTTCTTTATCCAGTTCACAAAATCTACTTCATCTGGACAGTGCATCCATGAGCCGTCTTTGTTTAGTTTACCTCTTTCAAATTCCCACACATTACCTAATGCCCAGCTACCAGTGTCATGTACAGCTATTATACCATTTTTAGACATTATTGGTAATAGTTTCTCAAATGTAATTTTATTTAATTCTAGTTCATGTGAAGCATCTAAGAAAACAAAATCTATATCTTTAATATCTGTCTGGTCTATGTCTGTCTGAGATAGTTTGTAAAATGTAAATCGTGGGTCTGGGTCTGCTCCGTTTGTTGTATTATCAAAACTATATAAACGTGCTTCAGAATCCATAGCACCGAGCATTGTTCTTGCAGAATCTCCGTGTAAATAGCCAAATTCAACAACAGACTTTGGGGTTGTCATTTTAATAATAGCCCTTAGAAATTCTGCGTCTTCGTCTAGTAGTCTACCTAGTGTAATTCCTTTGTATGTAATCATATATGAAATGTTCCTTTCCACTTAATAATAAAATCGTTCTCAAGTCTCATTCTACGTTGTCCGTGTATTGTATCAAATACGTCTGTGTGTACTGGTAGGTCTGGTGTGAAGTATATGTGTGGTTTTGGCAGCCAATGAAGTTCGTGTCTAATTGCTTCTTCTTTTGTTGTTATCTTTGGAAGTTCTGGAATTGTACTTGAAACAAACTTTCCCATATAGTGATACCCTCCATTAGTAAGGAATACGTTACCATCAATTTCAAACAGCTTATCTATGAGTGATACATCTTTTAGGATAGTTGTGTCCATTAAGTGTACAAATTCATCATAAGTATCTTTACCTCGTTGTATTCCTGCTAGTTCCCAACCATTATCGTCTGGTGTGTTTGAGTGGATAGTTATATGGTAGTCCTTTGGTAATGATAAGTAGCAAGCCTCAAAAAAGTCTTTTGTTGCTTCACTTGTTGTAATTACTATTCCGAAAGGTATTTTTTCCATAGCTTTATATTCTTTTGGTAAAGTTTAAAATACTCGTCTTTCCCGTAATCTTCATTCATTCCGACACCCCTTGCTTCTTTAATAAGGTTTACAAATGGATTGCTTGCCCTATTGTGATTTACCTTTGCATAACCAGTAACCATACACATATTTAAATCGTCGATGGCTTTTTTTACTTCCCACCCAGACCAGATATCTGCAAATCTATTTATGTCTCCAAACATAGGTGCTTGGTAGTAATAAGGAAGTATTTCTCTCCGAAAAGCAACATTCATTACGCACACTGGCATGAGTACTCCTTTAGGCACTGGCATTTTTCTATGACGCAGGTGTGGAGTTCCTAAAACTAATTGTGTTGAAGCGTCAAAATCATATACACCATTCCATACTCCATGTGAAAACATTACTGTTGCTTCGTTTCTTGCCCAATATGGAAAACCCCTCATGTACACATCATCAACAGAGTTCATGTATGTTATTGGTTGTTGAGTGCCTAAAATATCTAAATGGTCTTGAATTGTATCTCCACAAGGTAGAACATCATCATCAAGTGAGATTATAATCTCCATGCCGTCTTTATAGGCTTTTGCAAATCCAAGATTTCTTACTCCATCATTGAAATTATAAATCAGACTTGAGTATTTACCAATTACAGACTTAATACTTTCTCCATTTACTGTTGGATTTTTGCCATCTCTAACAATATAGAGATTTACTTTGTGTTTTTTAAATAGTGAATCCCACGCAACAAGAAACTCATTTAGTTTTTCCTCTCTAATTGTTGGAACAACGACACCTATTTTCATATTATTTTTCAGTAACTTCTTTACTTTCAAGTAAGTCGATTACTTGTCCAATTACAATTGCAGCGAAACCACCATTTTTTGCATTATCCTCTAGTTCTTTCTTAATAAAAACAACATCTTCTGCTTTTAGTTCAACTTCGGTGTCAGTTGCGAACTTTTTTCCAAGTTGCCATCCAAGAGTTGGATTTGATACTCTACCACCAAGGACTGCAGAAATGACTATGCCGGTTGTTAAAATTTCTTCTCCATTTTTCAGTGGCTCACCTTTAAAATTGTTTATAGTGACGTTTGTTTTAATTGTCTTCATATATAGTTTAATTATAAATCCTAATTGGTAATGTGTACAGTGGATTACTCTTTAGAGAGGAGGGAGGAAATATTATGACAAGCAGCTACATATTCAGGCGACCATCCATTCTTTTCTATGTCTTTTTTTATCTCTTTCCTCAACGCTTCATCTCTCTCAGCGAGCAGTTCAGCAATCATACTTTGGAGGTTGTCATCGTGGAGTTCGTGGAACATTCCATCAGGAGCGTGTTTTTCACAGAAGTCTCTGAATATCTTATTGTTATCGAGTTCAGAAAAAGTCTTATCGGTCTTATCAAATTGTTCATCTATCTCTTGTAGGGAGGGGTTAGTCATGGGATTCAATAGTTTTACATTTATTACAATACTTTGTGCCTGTTACTTTTTCGTTAGTTGCGTCAATCCATTCGTGGACACAATTTTTCTTAAATTGTTTTACAACACCCTCTACTAACATTCGTTTTGACATTTCCTCCATAATGTTAGGCAACTCGTAATCTTCTGGTTTGCACTTACCACACCAGCAATACATATAATTTTCATCTTCAAAACACTTCGGTGTTTCAGTCTTTGTCGCAGGGCAATTCTTGTAATGGGCATAATATGGGCTTATGTTTTTACAAGTACAGTTTTCTTCTCTTTCATTTGTTTCTTTGTTTTCCATAGGTTTCTCACACAGGCAACATACTTTGTGACTTGCAATCGCTATTCCACAAGCTGGTACTTTCTGGTCGAAACAATGTATGTGGTCTCTTTGGTTGTAGGGTTCTTTTTCCATATTACTTTTCATTTTTAATGTTCATAAGATAGTTAACTTCTCTCCTTTGTTGCTTCTCGTATTCTTCGTCTAGGTAATTCATAATCGATAGGATAAGAGCATTAGCATAGTAGGGGTGGTTTATGTCATTAGTTGTAGCAGTATGTGCCATGATTTCTTTAATTCTTGTTGAGGGTTTCTTTTCCATAGGTTACTTATCTAGTGAGTAAAATTTATAATCCACACACACTACAAGACCCGCAACATTCGTCTCCACAATGAAACCAGCCATGACAATCTGAATGTTCTTTCTCAATGTCTTCTTCTGATATACCTTGTTTACGCAATGATTCACACTGCCAGCAATCTTTTGTTTCCATATTACTTATCTAGTGAGTAGGTAATGACGACCTGAGAACGATAAAGTGTTTAATTTCTTCAAGACTGATTGCGCCGATTTTGTAGGCTACAAGGAGTGTTTCAATGTCTATTTCTACTTTCTTTGTTGTTTTAGTTGGTTTCTTCATATGGTTATTTGTTATATTCTAAAAACCCATATCTTCAATCATTATTTCTGCTTCATCTTCTGGTAATCCTAAAGATATTGCTGCTTTTTTATATTCATCGTGCATTTCTTCGTGTTCTTCATCAATGAAGTCTTCTCTTATTAAATCTTCGTTTACGTTCATATGTATTTCATTAGCTATTAATGTTCATCAAAAGCACTGTGGGGCTGGCAAGACTTGAACTTGCGACCAATAGCGTACCTGTGAAGTTATTAATTCCACAGCCGAGGCGTACCCACTGCTCTACCAACTGAGCTACAGCCCCACGGTACTTTCGATGAGAGGGAGAGTTACTTTGATTCAGGGGATTTATAACTTGAAACTACGTCACAAGCATTTAGACACTTGTCGCATTTATAGAAGTACGTTCCTTCATCAGAGCCAACTACAGTAAAATCCGCATCGCAACATTTACTTTTTTCTCCTTTGTAGTTATTCATTAGTTGTAAGCTATTATTATGTCAGTAATTTCGCCCACAAAGTTAGATAGCATCACTTCCAAATCAGCCTCGTTTTGGGCAATATCTCTAAAATCGTGTGCATAATTTTTAATTATCTTTGAGATTTCTTTCTCCATATGTTTCTTCTCTTTAATTTATAAGACTTAGATAATGAGCAACCGCCAGTAATCTCAAGGCCTCACACTTTTCGGAACTACTTGGAGAGATTCGAACTCTCATTTCCGACTTACAATCGGCGTCCTACCATTAGACGACATTATCCTAAAGTACTGATTATTGATTACTGGAGGTTACCCACTATCTATTCGACAGATGTGCCTGAACACAGGTTTGATTTAATGTCCCGCCCCCGTTCTTATGCGGTTTAGTTTTATTCACTTTCTTGTACTTTGAAAGCAAACATAACTAATGGGGTGTCTCTTCAAATTGCGTTAATTCGCTGTTTATTGCCTTTCGGCTCAATCAAACCGAAGTTTGGGCACACCTATCTATTCAGGAGCAGGGACTAAAAATGAGAATCTCCACACTCACACCTACAACCCTCTCTACGGCAATTTGATGTACAACTATGTTGACACTGGTACGCCATGATTGCTTGGGTGATTACATCTTCTAAACCACTTTCCGATAGATTCATATTTCGGTAATCATGGGCGTATGCTGCTGCAATTTTTTCCATTCTTTCCATATCTATTACTTCTTGCTTACCTTACGACCTTTTAATAATTACTCTACAGTCTCTTTAGTTGATAAATCATCTTCTTTAGCGTCTAATTCATCGAGGTCGACCACAAAAGCGTGTTGGAAGTTCTCAACTTCTTCAGTTATTACTTCTAAGAATGGTTTGATGTCTTCAGCCATGACGGGGAAATTTTCCTGTTCAAAGAAGTTTAGAATTTTAAGTGCTGTGTCTTTACAAAACTGGTGCATTTCGCTGCTAGATAGTATTGCTATTCTAAGTATTTCTTTCTCCCAGTCGTTTGTAGTCATAGGTTGTTTTTATAGTTATTAAGGAAATCTCTTACAATTGTTCCTGAGCCTGAGTCATATCCATTTAAAGATAGTTCTGACAGCATTTCTTCTACTGCTTCTTTCTTTCCTTCTAGGCGAGCGTTTTCAAGTTCCTTTACTCCCCAATCAATTACCATTTTCCCCTGTCCTCTTTCATACGCTTCTTTCTCTACGTTTTTGATGAAATCTTTAAGGTATGCCCATGCTTCAACTGGAATGACTGAAAGGGGCAATAGTTTATCAAAATCTTCTTCCCATCCAGACTTTTCTACAACAGGGGTTAATTCATCATGAATAAGACTTGGACAGTACTCCTTTATCGGGGCGTTACAGTACTCATCCATCGGACAATTTTTCACATGACATTTCATACACTTCTTTTCATTTGTTTCTTTGTTTTCCATAGGTTACTTATCTAGTGAGTAGGTTAGTTAACACATTCAACACACAACCATTCTTCATATGCTAACTGTCTTGTAATTGGTGTTATCGACCCTTGTAGGTAGCAGATTGTATTCTTTCCGCAATTTTCACATCTGCATTTTTGCGGAGCTTGTACTTGGTTGAGTTCCTTTATGTTCATATGTATTTCATTAGCTAGTAATGTTCATCTCTATTACTTCTTGCTTACCTTACGACCTTTTAATAATAAAGACTGCATATACTTTCTTTAATTTCTGCCACGAGTACATTTTCTCGGTAAACCTGTATCCAATTTATTGCAGCCATTTCTCCGTTTTTTAGAGTGTACTTAAAACTAAATCCATCTTTTTCTGAATAGGAGTTTACGTCAACTCCAACAGCGTTATTCGGGTAATCTATTCTTTTTAATGTTTGTTCTTCCATAGTTACTCTACAGTCTCTTTAGTTGATAAATTAAACTCTCCTTTCACAGTTAGCACAGACATCGTGGTAGCCATCCCATTTGGTTTTAGTTTCTTTGCAGTCGGGGCATTCTCTGATGAAGCTGAGGTATATCAGTAGTTTTTTAAGCATATGATTTAGACTCTTGCCTAATCTCTTTTTCCATTTGAGCTTTGTTAACTGCTCTTTGCCATGCGGAATACTTTTGTGATTTAGGTGGGTATTTTTTGTTAAGCCACTTTTCTGTTATGGGGTCTTCGTAATGTTTTCTCTGTTTGTATTTCATATCTTTTCGTATTTGGTTATTGTTTTCGTTAATGCTGGGACAAAGTACTCTATCTTCCTCCATTTTGTTTCATCGGGAGCGTACCAGAATCTTTCATATCTACCTTGTGGTTCGCTTTTGATGAGTCCTTCTTCTCGTAATTCTCGACAACGCTTATCTGCTTGTGTTCCTAGCCAACCATATTTTGTTTGAGATTTCTGAAGCTCATAAGTAAACCATTTACGATTAGGGTCTTCCTTGAGAAGTTTCAAGATAATTTCTTTTTGACTAGTTTTCATAGTTTTCAACTAAATTATTAAAGTCACTACTTGGAAACGCTATATGAATGTGGAATTGAGCAAGGTGTCGGTTTATTTCTTCGTAGATTGACTGTAATTCATCTTTTGTTAAGTCCT